GTCGGTCGGATACCACCCGAAGTAAAACGGATCGATGTTGATGGTCTCGGCTTCGCCAAGTCCGTACTCAAGTTCCGGATTGAATTCCATCTTCTCGAGGCAAATTCCGTAGGTCTCTCCGTTGATGACGGATGTTTCGAAGATGTCCTGCTGTTCAGTCTCTAGCCACCAGTGTTCCGTTGTGCGCTGCAGGTCAGAGAACCATTCTTTCGACTGCTCGTCGCCCTTTATCTGGGTGACGTTGAAAGTTGGGTTGTTGTCGGTGAGCGTATTTACCGACCTCTGGGTGTTGGTGAAGGCGAGGTTTGCACTCACGAGAGGTACGCCGACGCCGGATTGAGTCTTCCAATGCCTGTTCCTGCGGAGCTGATAATTTCTCCTCCAGCGGGTATGAAGGCCAAGGCGCATCTTTTCGTCCACGATGATGCCGAGGATTTCGAAGACGCGCTTTCCGACGTCTTTATCCCCCTCTGGGGGCAGTAATTCGTATGAAACGGGTGTATCCGGCATTTCTATTACCGACCTTATTCAGCGGGCGTTGCCCCTCCCTCGTTACAGGCGATGGACTTATTCGCCCACATGACGCACTCTTCCAGCTTGGTCATGGCCAGGGACTTTTCCCGGCTGTTCGGGCAGTGGCGTTCGATCAGAAGGGCGAATTCCTTTGCCCAATTCCTCAACTCTTCATACCGCTGGGTCTGACTTCCCTTGGGCGGATGATACGTAAAGCTGTTCTCAATTTTCTGCTTCGGGTCCATGATTCACCTCTCCATGTTTGTTTCGGATGTGGGCGGAAAGCCCGGCTCCGTTTTTGCAGTCTTTTCGACAGTGAATACAGACGAACCTGCTTCCCTCTCCTTGTTCGTTTTGTTCTTTCTGCGGGCCTTTGACGGACTCTGAACCTTTCTCTTGTCCCGTCCGAACCTGGGTCTCGTCATGTCGTTTCTCCTGCTTTGGGTTCATCTCAGCCCTGACAAGGGCGGCCGCCTCTTCCTCGGACAACATCGGCAAAGGAGGTTCGCGATCGATGATTGATTCCCGGCCGATTTCTTCATCGTGCCGAAAGTGGAATTGGCTTGTTGCTTTGTCGATGACGAGGATGCCCTGCTCGGTGAGAATCTCGTTGTCCAGGGTGAACGGTCGGTGCATCTTTCCGTAGGGGCACCGGAAATCAACCCATTCCTGCCAGCTTTCGAAGGGCGGAAGATGTCCATGCTCGGCGTCTGGGCTCTTGAACATCGCTCCGTTCAGTGGGTAAGACGCTTCGAACGGGTCAATTAAGGCGACGACTTCCCTGCATATCCGGCATATGACTTTCAAATCGCTCATTATTTCACCAGTTCTATGCCTTTCTTCGGGATGGCGAGGCCCGTGATACTTTCGAGATAAAGTCTCTCAAGCTTCTCGTCTTCGCTCTTGCAGGAAAACGCGACACTGCCGAGGGTTATTTCCTTGGGAGATCCCATGATCGGGACGAGCTTCTTCATGGGTCCGGATTCTGACTGAACGATCATAATCAACCTCGGATTTGTCATTACGTCACCAAGTCTTTGCCCAACAATCATCAGTCCATCCGCTCTTACGATATCAAGCATTTAACCTCCTTCATTCCGGTATGGTTTGAATCCGTGAATCTTCCGCTTGCCCGTACATCGGACCGTGCCACGGATCGTCTTCTATCGTCGTCGGTTGCATCCCGGGGTTCGGATTCTCCGTCTTGCCGATTACTGGCTTGTCCTGGGTGTGCCGTCCCATCCAGAAGCCGAAATATACACAACCGAGAGACGTTGCGATGCCGAGTAAGGTGATCAATCCAATTTCAGTGACCGTCAACATCCGAGTATGTTCCTCCTCTGAATTGGTCTGGGTTGGCTTGATGCTCCCAGAACCGTTGATCGATGATCTTCTCTGCCATGGCCTCTCTCTCGTAAGCGGTATCGGCTATCGGCTTTTCGATCATGGCGATGTGGGCCTGCGCCTGGGTCATGGCGGGGGCCGGAATTCGCAATTCTATCGGTCGCGCCATGGCGAAATGACAGGCCTCGTCATAGATATGATCCTCGCCCTTATCGTCCACATCTTCCGGATTGTTCGGGTGTACAACAATATCGGGAATGGTGCGGATGAATTGATCACATTCCTCATAGACCATGAGCATAGGTAAACCGTTCTGTTTTCCCTGTGCATCCACCGGGATCTTTAGTCGTTCACGGAACTGCCTGATTTTCAGTTCTCGGCGTGGATCTCCCGGGGAAAGATAGAGGCCCCGAGATGCGAAGACTTCTGCTGTTGACGGCCCTTGCCCACCGCCCTTGTAATCCGGTTTCTTCTGGAAACAGTCAGGCCCGGCCTTACGGATGGCGTTGTGAAAACTGATATCGTAACGCTTCGATAGCTCCACTTCGCGTTTAATGATCTCGTCGGCTATCCTTGAATCTTCCCAGCGTAGTCCCTGGTTCGGTGTCCCGTTCCACCCGTAAAACTCAGAAAATCGATATCCGCGGCCATCGGCATCAACCCACCACCATCCCCAGGCGAATGGAGCGCCGAATCCCCAATCGAATGTTGTATAGATTGGTGCGTGTTTCGGTATGGGAAGTGCTTTTGTGACGTGATACTCCCGCATGAACGTGAATGCCTGTCCCTGGAAGATATCCCAGGAACCATCACGGAAGGCCTTTCTCAGGTGTTCGGGAAGGGTATTGAGCATCTGCCAATAAGCTTTATCGAGGTGCGGGTTATCCTCCGCTTTGGAGGGAATGAACTTAAAGGCGTTGCGATAATCGATCGGATGAATGAACTCTGGGGGATAAACCTTGCTGATCCAGTAGGCTTTGCAGTAATTGTGGCCGATTCCTCCCGGATTTGTACCGCCTATAAAGGGACACTCCTCATCGGGTATACCCGGCCACCGGCAACGCATGCGAAGATCGGTGAACGTCTCAATGCGGTTTTTGGTAAGTTCGTCAACGAGAATGGCGGCGAATTCGGCCGATTGATATTTGCTCGGATCGTCAAGGTTACGGAGGCAGATAATCCCGCTGCCATACTCCGGCGCGAGGATGAAGCACTTACCGTAAGCCTTATGGTCGTCGTGGTATTTTCCGAGCCATGGAGGGAATTCTCGCACGATCTTTGATATCTGCCGGTCTTTCAAGGTTGGATAGTCTTCACAAGCCAGCATGACGGGAACCATCGTTAACCCATATTTGGCGTATATTTTCATCAGAATGCGGACGGCGATCCAACGGAGAAGATAACTCTTACCTCCGCCGAGGGCGCCGCCATAGAGGATGTATTTATAAAAATCATCCAGCGCCGCGCATACTTCCAATTGGCGCGGGGTAAACTTGGCAACATCCCGATCAAACTTCAACTTTTGGTTTTTTTCGTCGTGTACTTGCATCCTCTACCTCAACAAGAGGCTTCATTTTGTCTACCTTCAGGTTGTCCGTGAACATCGCCAGGTGCTTACCCATCAGTTCCAGGGCTCTGTTTGCTACTGCGCCCTCATACTCGAATACGCCTGTAGGTTTACCTTCTTTGTCGAGAACCTCAACCAGAGTCATTGCTCTGCGGTAATTCTCCATCAGGCCATTAAGAACAAATTCAACGGTTACGTCACATTTATCGGCTATTTCCTTGAGTTTTGCGTCAACCGCTTCCTTGATTGGAGGTTTTTGGAGTAATTGATATCCAATTTCTCCTGCTCTATCAGGCCTGTTCTTGCTGTAGCCTGCCCTTAACGCGGCTTGGGTCGCGTTCAAATCTTTGCAATATTCACTTACGAATAGGGCCTGTTTTCGCTTCAGGCCTTTCTTTTCTCCGGCTTTTGGGATTTTCTCCCCGTTTTTTTCCAGTTTTTTGTCCGTTTTCCCCTTCTTTTGAACTTTTTTCTTCATAAGGCTCCATGGTGATCTTGACGACAATCTTGCGGTTGACGAGTATCGCTGCGGCCGCTACGTCCTGCTCTCTGGTGTCAAAGAGATCGAAGGATAGTCGCCATCCTCCAGTTGTTTTGAGCGGCTTCAGGTCAATAGCC